ATCCTTCTTCGCCAACTCCTGATATGTAATGCCATCAAGAATTTCCTTCAATTTCTCACGTAATGATTCCTGTTCTTCTTTCGCCTGAGAAAGCAGTTCGGAATGATTCAAGGTCACGCTTTCACCAGGAATCGGCATTGTCGTAAATTTGCCTCGAATTTGTCCCAACATTTCTTTACACAATGCTAACGCATATTTTCTAATCCATTGTTTGCCCATAGAGTTGATGTTTCCATAAGGTATATTATCAAATGGGAGCGTGTTAACGTTATTGATACCGAGTACTCCATCTTCGTATCTATCGTTAGTGTCCCATGGATTAATCAGATCTACAAAGAAATCAACCCAAATACGATCCAGCGGTCCCAAGCCCCAATAACTTGGCATAGGATAGAGTCGGAGGAAATTGTCTTTAATCTCATACGAATAGTGAGAAGTTCTAGTATAAAGCGAGTCTTCATACATAATTGCTTGCATCTTGTTCTGCCATGTTGGAATGATCTCGAATGTAGAATCATCAGAGAATTGCCCATATGTCGAATAGTTGCCGACCACTCCTACGCCGCCGTAATAGCCATAGAATCGCCACATGGCGCGTGGCGATCTGTAATACACGCGCGTAATAATGACTCTCTTATTCTCCACCGCGGCGCTAAAGTCCACGGGCCGGCCGGCATCATCGGTTCCAGTTGAAGACGCGGCTTCGATAATGGTCTGAAGGTCATAATCTTGTTGGTCAGTACCCGGCGAGAAAGATGCCGAATAGATGCGCTCAGTGCCGCCGAAGCCGGCGGCTGTCGATACTGCATCGCCAATCTTTCGAGCCTGAGCATATTGAAATTTGGGATATCGAAGCTCAACGTTAGATCCGCTCAAAGAATCTCCAACGATAAGATTGCCCAGATGATCAAACGTTCCAGTGGCGGCCCCCAAAGAGGCGGCTAAGACATTCTTTCCTTGATGAAGGTTGACAATATAAGAATACTCTAAGACCGCCTCTTCGTAGGCGGCATAAACGTTTGCCGGCGTAAGCTCGATATCTACAACATCGCCGCCAAGTTTTTTGTATACATAATCTACCTGCGTAGCGGCACCAGTTAAAAACGCCTGCGAGCCGGTGTACATACCAAAAGGAACGCCGGCTGCAACCTTGCCAGCACTTCCAGTAGATGTAAGCACAATTGTACTAGTTCGGGATATTGGAGCTAATTCTTGAGGCATGAAGTAAAATTCCTTAAATCTATTTTAAATAGTTTTCTTTAATAGAAAACCCCCACCGAAACCGGAAGGGGTTCTAAATAGCAGCTTATAAAATACTTTTTAATCTTCTTTCTTGGTTTTTTTGGAAACACTCTTGCGAAGCGGCCTTTTCTTTGCCTTTTCTTTCACCACCTCTTCGGTGACCACGGGAACAGTAGCCTCTTCCACAACGGGAGTCGCGGCAGCCGCGGCTGCAGCCTCTCTTCTGTGGCGGTTCTTTAGCCACAATCTTCTTCTTGGGTTCATTTTGCTTCTCCTTATTACAAATGTCTTAATAAATAGTTATTACTTTACGAAAACGAAATTGGTTTTCTACCAGTAAATAGTAAAATTAATGTTAAACCTTCTTTTTAAATTATCTCATCGACAACTATATCCCCAAACAAAAACCCCCCGCCGAAGCGGGGGGAGTTTGCAGTTAGTTATTTAACTATCGACTCAAGCGCCGGACTGTCCGAGAAGACCCTGCACGATAACAAGACCGTACAAGTCAGGACGAACCATCTTCTTGGCGTAACGAGTCATCACGCCCTTGCGGGGCACGAAGTCTTCAGGGCCAAAGATGGTGGGGGTGGTCTGCAGCGGCACATAAGGTGCGTATACATACCCACTCTCAAGGAAGCTGGAACCACGACGACCGACAAGGAGGACATTGCGGAGGAAGTAAGGATCGACGATAACGTCGAACTTCTTACTCAGCGAGCCAACCTTGACAGCACCAATCGATCCAGTCTCATCGTCAGCGGTAACGCTTGCACGGAACCCAGCGGTGAACTCAAGAAGGTTTGCAACTTCAGGCGAACACACGACGAAGTTAGCACCCCCTCTGAGAGTCTTACGATGAATCTGCGCGGACACATCATTGATGGTCTCTGCAAGAGTCTCGTACCACTCACTGACAGTACCTGTGAAGTCGGGAGCCGCAGAGCTTGCACCAATTTCGGCGCCAGTCTCGCGGTTCACGAAGAGACCGGGAGAACGGGACCAGTAATAAGTGGCTGCAGTAGCACCAGTAACGAGGTCCGCAAGGATCTCGCGATCAATCTCAAGAGCAATCTGCTCAGAGAGAATGCTGGTAAGCTCGACTTCAGCATCAAGGTTGTGATAGGCGTTTAAGTCCTGTCCCAACTCTGGCGTCCACTTAGCCTTGAGCTTCTTGGTAACCGCAGTGATAGCCACGGAATCGACCTTAATGTCGATCTCGGGGATGTTCTGCTGGTTTTCAAGTCCCCACTCAGTCTGACCAACAATCGAACCAAGAGCACCGCCCGATGTAAGATCATCAGTCTGTGCCCACGAAACGGTGTTCCAACTAGCCGTAAGAGCGCCGACAACAAAGTCCGAAAGCTCCTTGGGAAGATTGGGGCAAGCGCCATCACTACCCGTACTTGCGAAGACAAGCTTCAGGCGGGGAGTACCAGAGCCACTAACGATTTCAGTATGACGACGAATGAGTCGCGCAGTCGCGACGGCAGAGCCGGCAGTACCAGTGGTAGCACCAGTCTTCAGGATACCATTTCCGAGAGAACACGAAACGTTAAACGCCTGTGGTCCATCGATGTTGACCTGATCAAGACCCGACTTCAACACTGTGACGACTGCAATGCAAGTAGAACCAGAAACGAAATCCGGATCCCATCCCGCAGCCTTATTAAGAACAGAGCCGGAACTTTCCTGAGTTCCGAAGATGCCATAAGGTCCTGCGGCTGGAGTAAGCGTAAGGCCGTCCGCTGCGCCCGAACCAGTCGGAGACGAATAACCTGCATTAAGGTTATAAGGTCCGCCAGCGAGACCAACACCAGCGTAATCTAGGTCAACACCACCAGTAATCTGGGAGCCAACCACGTTACCACCGTAGAACGAGCCGGACCACTTGTAACCCAAACGGGAATACATGTCATCCACACCGTCACCGGTGTCTCGACTAATGGTAAAGTCGAGGAAGAAGATGAGACCCGCTGGGAGACTCATCGGCTGAACGCTAACGAGATCGTTTGCGATCAGGCCAGCAAAAACACGGCGAACGATGGGGAACGCGACGGCTGCAAAACCCTCAACATCACCACCAGCCATTGTGCTGGACTCACGGAGAAGCTCCTTGGCCTGATTCTCAAGCAGACGAGCCATGCTCTGACGCGAGCGACCGTCCTTAAGACCCTCTAATAGACCTGTCTTCTCCCACTTTGTTAACAATGCGTGGCCTTCGGCCCGCATATCACGATTGACAACACCTTCGGTCAATCTTTCAATAATACTAGACATTTAGATATACCTCCTATTTTAATTGATACCTGCTAGTCTGCGCATCCGCTCAGCGAATACGTCAGTGGGGTGCGCTTTCTCTTTACGAGTAGCGCGAATCACAGAAGAAGGACGAGAAATAGCTTCGCTCAGGGTTTTTGGTCCACGCGGGGGCGTAGACACCACTGTGCTTTGAAGCGTATTATAAATTGTCTTTGCTTCGGTGACTGAATCGGACTTTGAAATAGCTTCGACAATCTTAGTTTTTTGCCGCTCATTCAAGGAGGTATTTCTCAATACCCGATTCGTATAAAGCAAGCGCGCGTTCGAAAGGTTTACATTCTGCAATGTTTCCTTAAGTTCGCTAGTCACTCGCTCGTATTGCGAAAGTCGCTCTTTGAGTTGTTTATTCTCGAAAACTAACTCTTCTTGAGCTTTCTTCATAATATCTAATTCATCTTGTATATCGGTGCTACGGCGCTGAGCTAAAGCTTTTTGAAGCTCCCACTTCATGCTCTCGGACGAACGTCCTGCCCAACCGGACAACGAAGCACTCATATCAACTGTAAGTTTCTCAACGATGTCATTAATCAATTCATCGGAGATTTCGATTTCTTCATTTTCGTTTTCGGAGATTGTTGTGGCACCATATTTGCCAACCGCAGCAACAATTGCTTCGCTAGTCATGCCCGGCTGGTTCCATCGCCACGACCCATATCGAGGGGGCCGCGCGGAGACCCCGGCTTGCTGCGACAACGAACCCTTGCTGCGCCG